TTGTGAGGGTTTGCGTACCTGCAAGAGTAGTAACTGTGCTGTCAATAGCAATAGTAAGAGTTTGACCAGAACCACTTGTGTCAACACCTGTACCACCAGCAATAGTGAATGTTTGGCTGTCAAGGTCTACAGACAATGCACCGCCTGAGTCACCTTGGAAGTCCAAGTCCTCTGCAGTTAATTGAGTATCTACATATGCCTTGATAGACTGTTGTGTAGCTAAAGCAGTAGCACTGTTAGAAGACATATTGTCTTCATCAAGGATGTCAGTAACAGTTGTTGTAGGCATAGCTAGACCGTCAACGGTAGCTGTGCCATCTAAATATAAATCTTTAAACTGTAAGCTGCTTGTACCTAAATCTACATCATTAGTAGTAACGGGAACAATAAGACCATCTTGAAAACGTACCTGTTCTACTGTGCTGCTGGATACATCTACAAACACACCAACACGGTTATTAGTATCGTCTACAACAACTTTGTTAAGTGGGGTAGCAACACCGGGGTCTCCGATTAAACCGATAACCGGGCCTTCACCCACAGTACCGTTATGCTTGTGACCAGTAGATATATCAAAGACGCTGACAAGTTGATTGAACTCATCATTACTGTCTGATGCTTGGATAATATCACCATTAGCATACGTAGACTGTCTGGTATAACCTGCCATGCTTTATCTCCTAGCCCCTACTGCAAACTCTAGCTGAAAACCTTTAAGTGCGTATGGGGCAGATGTTCCTCTATCATTAACTCGTATAGCCATACTAAATCCACTACCTTCAATTGGCTGTCTAAATAGTGGGTTAACCTGTCCACCGTATGTTGCTGTACCATAAGTAGACGTACCATATATAGCAAAGATACTAGCACTACTAAACGGATACGCTGCTGGTCTTGCTACACTTGCTGCTTCATAGTCATATCTAATAAACAAGTCAGCATTAACTGCAGCTTCAGGCGCATAGTTTACGATGATACGTTGAAATGCTTTGCGAATACCTGCATCACCCATTGTGAGGTCAGGTGAGCGATACTTAGCATCTACATTATTACCATCAAAATTATCACCTTTTTCTTGGCGGTACACATAGCCATCATACTCGCCATGTAAAATAATACTCTCGCCTTGAGATACTATGTAATCAGTACAGCTAGGTCTAATGCCACTCATGTCAGCGTATTCGTAACCACTCTGTTTACGAACACCTATAATACCTTTTGTTAATTCCCTCGTTGTATTAGCATTTGAAAAAAACAATCTGTATTGTGTTTTATCTGGTATAACTAAACTACAAAATTCATCTACATTTGTTAGTCCGACAAACCGTTCTTGTATCTGTCTACTAATTGTACCAAGTTCAACATCGCCAATTTTTTCTGTACCTGCAATTGTTCTTAATCCATCCGCTCCTAGAAAGATTAAGTCACCAGCAAACTCTTGAATAGTAAATCCGTTAACACAACCAATTTCACGAGTAACAGATTGTAATACAAAATCAGCAGAAGTGTTACCTGCTAGTTTAAATATACGTTCTTCACAAAAAATATACAGTTCATTACGAAACGAGTATAACCCTGTAATCTTACTGTTTACTGCAATAGAACCAGCACCGTTAGCTACGGAAAAATCACTATCGCTGTAAGGAGCAGTAAAAACTATTTCTTCTGGATTAGCTGAATGACCAGCAAAGAACAAAGCGTTTTTAAAGTTTACTACATACTGTGGGTTAGCAGGTGCGCCTGTAGAATTTAAATCAGTAACAGTAGTGCCATCATACTTGGACGCATGATTTGCGCCATCTGCCCAAACAATAAAATCTGTACCAGCAAGACTGTAACGGAAGTGTGTGTATCTTCCTGCATTTGTTCTACCAGAGTCTATCTGTGTCCAAGAGCCAGAACCACTACCTGCTTTATAAACTTTAGTTCCACGTGCTGCAATAACACTAGCGTTAAAGTACGCAGACATTAGAACTTTTTCTGTTGATGACGTATCTTGTGGAACAATGTTACTATTCCACTTTTCGTACCCAGAGATACGTCTATAGCCACCTGTAACAGCAGGTTCAAAGTTTTCTAGTTCAAGTGCTGAACCCGGAGTAATGGCAAAAGTAGATTGGTCTAGTATTAAGCCACCTTCACAGGCAAACACATATGGACTGAGGCCGGATTCATCTGCCATTATGTCACCTTAAAATCCAGCTACGTTAATGCCATATCTTTGCGAATGTGGTATATATGTTGACCTTACGTAGTCTGTTCTGTTTAGTAGCAATGACTGCATATGTTTAATGCCATCTTCAAAACGGGCAAAGTTAATTCCGTATTGTTGTGCTTCACCACGATACTGATATGCATATGCAGTTGCACCATCTACAATTACCTGTTCAAATTGCTCTGGTACTGTTGGTATGTCTGTAGCCAGAGACAATGCTACTGGCTTATCAAAGTATTCAAATTTTAATTCATATGTATTGTCAGGGTATGGATATAGACCATAGTTATTATCAGGAGTACGAAAAACATAAATAGGTACACCGCCTACACCTGTTGTACTTTCTTGGTCAACATATCTGTCAATGTATTCTTTATAATCTAATACACGTAAAGTAGTTCCAGCTACACCTAACGTGTTATCTTTGCTTATTCTAAATGTTTCGTAGTCAACGTGTGTAGCGGTAGTCGGAATAGAGTACCTAGTCTGATTAGCTACTAGAGTTACAGTGCTTGTAGCATGACTAAAAGGCCAGCCATATTCACGTTGATTAATATAATTGATAGCTTCATTCACAGCATTTTGACATTGTATTTGATAGCCACGTGCAGTAGCAAAATTTGATGCAGTAAGCTGCACCTCATTCATTCTTGCAAGTACTTTATTTGTCAGGCTAAGAAAGTCCATCACATATTCCTAAAAGAGTAAGTAGGGGCAACCGAAGCTGCCCCCACCAAGTGATTACTTATGCAAGTGTATCACGGTCTACTTCGTCAGCAGCCATGTTACCTTGGTCGCTGATGTCCATCATCACAGCGTAAGCACGTAGCTTACCTGCTGTAAATGACGCACCACTACCAGCCAACACAAAGTCAATTGTGTCACCTGATGTAGAAAGTGCTAGTCCATCAATTGCAACCTGTGGAGCGTAATCGCCATCAGATGCACCGTCAATGTCTAGTGCCGCTGCAAACTCATCAACATCACCACCAGTGAAGCCAAGAGCAGCAGTTGCATCTGTTGACGCATTCATAGTTGCAGATTCTACAACTTGAAAACCTGCTGCCATGATTAGCGTGTTAGCAGGTACGGTAATTGCCTGAATAGTATCACCGGGGGCAATGCTATTTTTTGTCAGGTCAATTGTGACATCTACGTAGTACGGGTTACGTCCACGCTGTGAGTTCCCTGATGCAGGGTGAAGTACTGCAGTAATGTTAGCCATTTTTCAATACTCCCCTTATACCAAGTTAATTTTAGCGTTAACAAGACCTTCAGGACGCAGAATCTTGCGACCATACAGGTGCATACCACGAACAATGTCAGCAAAGCTGTCAGGGTCACGATATGTTTCTGTCTTGTTAATCTGCTCTGCAGTGGCTACTGATGATGAATGTCCAGCAACAATCAAGCCATAGTTAGAAGCGTTAGTACCACCAGTGGTATCTGAACCCGTTCCAATTGAAGGCAAGTTGTTTGAAACATACACTTGGAAGCCGTGCAGGTTATTGATTACGAGACCGTTCTGAAGACCAGAACCACCAAAGTCTGAGTTCAGAAGTTTTGAATCTTCGTCCTTCAGTACTTCCATGAATACTGGGTCAACAACGAGCCAACGGCCCTGTGTGTCTACGTTCTGCTGGTCCAGCTTACGGGCCATACGTGCAATAACCATAGTCGGGTTGGCATTGCCTGAACCCGGTACAGATGAAGCACCCGGCAAACGGGGCTGGATACCAATTGATGAACCACTAGAGCCGCCAAAGTCATCGGCTTCTAGTTTCATTGAGGTCAACAGTTCGTCAGAACCTGCAGTTGAAACAGCTACAGAACCATTAACAGTTGTATTAACTGTGTCGGCTGCGCCATGAATTGCAGATTGCTTAAAACCACACAGATAACCAAGAACGTCTTGGTCAAACTGGTCAGCCAAACGATACGCAGCACGGTCACTTGCCAATTGCTGGAAGTTTACGTGGCTGTGTGCCTCTTCAATGTCATCAACCTTAAATGCAAAGTAGTTAGCTTTGTCAATTGTCAGGTTAAAGTCTTCGTCATCAAGGTCTTGCGGTGTGATAGTTGTACCACGTGCATAGTTCTTGACTGTGATTTCGGGTTCTTTGATAATCTTAACGGAATCACCCATCGCAGCAATCTCACCGAAGTAATCATTATTAGTGATTGCTTCAGCAACGGCAGACTTGCGGAAAGCAAGCTGCACCTGTTTGCTGTAAATTACAGGTGAAAAATTGCCGTTAGGAAGATTACCATACCCACTTGCTGATGCAAATGCCATTGTATTTTCTCCTAAAGTTAAGCATTTTTCTTACAGATGCAAACTCACCAGACTAATCAGAGGCTAATTCATTTGGGTGTGTGTCCAAGTAAGGTGGCCGCCCCACTATTCAACAGGCCAAAATCGTCAGGTAATCCGTAAGCTGTGTTCGTTTGCTGTTACGTGTGGACATATTGCGCTATACATCCACACTTGGTTACATATAGTTATACATAAAAATAACTATTTGTCAACACTTTTTTATCTAGCAGAGCCAGAAATATCATAGATAAACTTTCCTGTGCGGATAGATTCCATAATCTCGTCAGAGTGCTTCTCATATTCTTGTGGTGACATTGCCTGAACCTGAGATTCTTTTAAATAAGTGGAAGCTTCATCTGTTTGAGGTGTGCTTCTACTGCCTTTAGTGGACACCGCTTCAGCAGCACCTTTAGTTTTCTTAGATTTTTTCTCATTACCAATACCCTTATCTGCTTTATACAGGTCAATTGCCCGTGCTGCAGAACGAGCATCGTCATCATTTTCGTACAATGCATCTTGTACCCATTTAGGCTGTTCATCAGCCCACTCATGGAAATCATCGCTATCACGAATGTCTCCAAAGTCAGGATGCAGTCTCATCAACTCAGCTTCTGCTTTTTCTTTTGTAGCAGATACTTGCATTTCATCAATTGCTTTAACACGTTCTTCCAATGCAGTAGACTGCTCACGTGCTTTTTTCATAGCAATTGTTTCAACGATGGCTGCTACATCTGGATATTCAGCCGCCCATTGTTCAATGTCCTCATCGGACTTAGGCAGTTTCATTTCTTTCTTAGTAGCATCACCAAGCTGACGTTTTAATTCGTCAATTTCTTTTTTAAAATCCTCTGATTGTTTTTGCTGATGTCTACGCAAATCAGAGTAACGCTTTTTAAATGTTTTTTCTTCTGCGTTAGTAGGCTCTTCTTCCTGTTCTTGTACAGTTTCCTCTACTTCACCTTTTTGTTCTTTAATGAGTTGTTCTAGTTCTTCCTCTTCACGCTTAATGCGTTCTTCCTGCGTGTAAGGTTTATTTGCAAACGCAACCTTTTTTGGTGATTGCATTTCTTCTGCCATAATAGCTG